TCAATGCACAAGGTCAGGTAATTAACGCGCAGTATTACCCTTCCGGCACAACCGGCGTGGTAACAGCCAAGGTTATTACTGACCCAAGCGTTGCGTTCCAAGCGCAGCTAAGTGGTTCCGGCGCTCAAACAGTTTTGGGCACCAACACTTTCTTTACTGCGGTACAGAGTACCAGCACTGGTTCCACCACAACTGGTAACTCAACTAGCTCTTTATCGGCTAGTGTGCAGGCGGGTGCTGCGGCTTTCCGTATTGTGGGCTTCGTTGAGGTTGCAGGCTTCTCAGCAATTGGCGATGCGTTCACTGATGTGTTGGTTAAGTTCAACCCCAGTGCCCACTCGTATTCAAACAACGTCGGCCTGTAAGGAGTTAAATCATGGCAATTTCACGCGCACAACTACTTAAAGAACTCCTCCCGGGTTTGAACGCACTGTTTGGTTTGGAGTACGCTCGCTACGGCGAAGAGCACAAAGAACTGTACGAAACAGAATCTTCTGAGCGTTCGTTCGAAGAAGAGACCAAGCTGTCCGGTTTTGGCGCTGCACCTGTTAAGAACGAGGGCTCTGCCATCGCTTTTGACAATGCGCAGGAAGCCTTTACTGCACGCTACACCCACGAGACCATTGCTCTGGGCTTCTCCATCACTGAAGAAGCAGTGGAAGACAATCTGTACGACAGTTTGTCTGCCCGTTACACCAAGGCTCTGGCTCGCGGTATGGCTTACACCAAGCAGGTCAAAGCTGCTGCTGTTCTGAATACAGGTTTCTCCGGTACTGCCCTCGGCGGTGACGGCGTGTCTCTGTTCGGCTACAACGCTTCTGCCGTCTTGGTCGGTCATCCGCTGGTTGGCGGCGGTGTAAACAACAACACCCCATCTACACCCTCTGATTTGAATGAGACTTCTTTGGAAGCCGCAACCATTCAGATCGCTGCTTGGGTGGATGAGCGTGGTCTGTTGATCGCTTCCAAGCCCGTCAAACTGGTGATCCCACCAAATTTGATGTTCGTGGCAAAGCGTTTGCTGGACACCGAACTGCGTGTTGCTACCGCTGACAACGACATCAACGCGTTGAAGTCAATGGGCACCATCTCTGCTGGTTACACCGTGAACCACTATCTGACCGATCCGAATGCTTGGTTCTTGACCACAGACGTTCCTAACGGTTTGAAGCACTTCGAGCGTGCTGCGATGACGACCTCCATGGATGGTGATTTCGACACCGGCAACGTCCGTTACAAAGCCCGTGAGCGTTACAGCTTTGGCTTCTCTGACCCACTGGGCATCTTCGGATCACCCGGCGCCGCGTAAGGGAACTATGGGAGAGGGGGCCTTGTGCCCCCTTTTCTTTTGGTGTATATTGCAGACATTCCGGGCTTTCCGGTGTATCAGACAGTCCCGGCTGACGACATGCAGACTGATACGCCTAACTTGCATGTAAGGAACATATCATGGCAACCACCACGTTCTCCGGCCCAGTCGTATCTAACAACGGCTTTGACACGGGCACTTCCGCTTCTCCTCTTTCAGTAACTACAGCGCAAAACGTCAATGCTGCATTTGCTACGACTTCAGCCACTACTGGCGATACACGCCTGTCGTACAACCGATTGACCTTTACTTCTACAGGTTCGGGCGAAACGCTTCGTGCTTTCTCTGTTGTGACTGGCGCAGGCGCAGCCGCTGCTGGAACAATTAACGGCGCACATATCTCCACCTCAATCAACACCACGGGCACTATTTCTGGTGCGGCTAACGCAATCCGTGCAACTTTGGGTGGAACTGCAACAACCCCCGGCGGTACGCTGGCTGTTCTTCAGTTAGATACCGACTACAGCACCAACGTCACACTTGGCTCAACGTCCTCGTTTATCCGTGTGACAGATAGCGGCACCCAGACCGGTGAAGTTCAGAATCTGATCAATATTGCTACTGGCCCTGCCGCCACGGTTGCGCCTACGGCAACCAGTGTTACCACTGTAGCCAAAGCAATTAAAGTGATGATTGGCGGCACCGCGTACTACGTTCCTGCGTACTCGACCTTTGCATAATGCAGATTACCAAGGAATTCTTGGAATCTGAGATACGTGACCTTGAGACTGAAGCGCAGAAAGCTCAAATCTTTTTGACTCAGGCTCAAGCCACGATCCAAGCGTACAAGATGCTCATAAACAGGCTAGACGCACCAGAACCGGAGCAAGAACATGACGATGCAATATGACGTAAGACAAGGTCATTTAAACCAAAGCGGTTTTTTTGTTCTTGGGCGTAACCGTGTAAAAGGTATTTCTTGGTACGGTTCCGGCACAGACGGTACTTTAGTGCTGTTTGACACTACAACCGCTCCAGTTACTTCAAGTGTTACTTATGGACGATCAACGACTACAGTAACCGTAAGTAAAACATCTCATGGTCTTGTGACTGGAGATGTTATTGGTATTCATTTTAATTCTAGCGGTGGCGTATCGGCAACAGATGGTAATTATTCTATTACCAGAATAGACGCCAATTCTTTCTCGATTACGGATATCAACACAGGCACCGTTAGCGGTAGCCCATCGGCTGCTTACGTTTCTGGTGGCAGTCGATGGCTAATTACCTACGAAGTTGACGTCACAGATACCTTCAGCAACGCGCCTGTTATTCCGGGCGAAGGCGTTGTAGCCGTCAAGGGGATCTATGCGTTGATGACCAATATCGGCGCGGCGCAAATCTATTATGGCTAAGAAAAAAGGCCCGGTTCTCTCGGTTGGTCGTGGCGAAAAGCTGCCGATCTCCAAGGGGGCGGGCTTGACTGCCAAAGGCCGTGCCAAGTACAACGCAGCTACGGGCAGCAACCTTAAAGCCCCGCAGCCACAAGGCGGCAAGCGCAAGGATTCGTTCTGCGCACGGATGTCAGGGATGCCCGGCCCGATGAAAGACGAAAAAGGCCAGCCCACCCGCAAGGCGGCGGCTCTAAAGAGATGGAAGTGCTGACATGACAGAAGACGCTATCCAAACAGCCCGTGAACTTGCTACGCACGCGTCCGACATCAAGCACTTGCAAGATGACATGGACAAGATGCTGGAGAACATGAAGGCCATGCAGGCAACGCTGACAGCCATTGACAAAACACTGTCCGAGGCTCGCGGTGGCTGGAAGGTTTTGATGTTGGTTGGCGGGGCAAGCAGCGTCGTAGGCGCGAGTTTAGTTCAGCTTGTTAACTGGTATGCAGGCGGTAAGTAATGTACCTGACAAGCAACATCCCGTACTTCAAATGCTGGGTGCGCAAAGAATTCACGAATGCTCACCAGAAGTACCAAGGTGAGTACATTCACGGTTTGGCGGTTGCAGTGACGACCATCCCGGACCGTAGCTTGAGTTTTCAGATGATTTTTACGGGCCTTGAGGCCGAGGGTGAGGAAAACGTACACGGTGGTGCAATGTGGGCAAGGATGCCGCTTGCTGCGTTGGTGGGGGACATTCCCTTGAAGGAATGGCCGGAGCGCATGCTCAACCACCTGTCGCAGCCTTGGGATTGCAACTCGTACAACCACACCATTATTAGTTTGGAAAGGGCCAAGCCGTCTCCTTGGCTTTGCAAGATTGGCGGTGAGTTTCACACCGGCAGGTACTTGTTCACTGTAGACTACGCTGAGAGCGACGTGTCGGAAGACCCGTCACAGCACAAACAAAGTCATGTCTTGATACTTACTGACGCAGGTAAGTGGACCGGAAATGTTGTGGCGCTGCCCAACAACCGAGTCCGGGTAACAAGTCCAGCCTATTGGCAAACTGGACAGGGAGCGCCTGATTTCAGGCCAAACCAGTGGATTCACTGTGCAGAGCAAGACGACTCGTACATGGATGCGGAGCAGACGTTTAACAACCTTTATCAGGAGCAGGAAAAATGATGAAATCCAAAATGATGGCCAGCGGCGGCGCAATGAAAACCAAGATGATGGCCAGCGGCGGCGCTATGCCCATGAAAGACGGCAAACCCGCTTTTGTTGGCGACGGCGTAGGCAAGATGAAAAAAGGCGGCATGCCCGCAGCACTGGCCAAGCACGCAGCCAAACCAGCATCCAAGGCCCACAAAGGTCTGGCTGGCGGCGGTATGACCTCGATGGGCGCTGTTAAGACTGCCGCCCCCAGCCGCGACGGCATCGCATCCAAGGGTAAAACCAAGGGCACGATGATTAAGATGAAATCCGGCGGCAGAACCTACTAAGGAACTGATTATGGCTACCAGTACATTTGGAAAAGCGTTCCGTGAAGCCCGGGCTTCAGGCGATAAAACTTTTACTTTTAACGGTAAAAAGTACACGACTGACTTGGCAAAACCAAAAACGTCAACTAAATCAGAGTTGGGCGAAGAGATGGGCGTGACCATGACCCGTGACGAGTCCGCAAGTGCTCGGCGCAGCCTTGGCCGTAATCCTGACGAAGAAGCCAAGATGGACACGCTAAATCGTTCGTACGGCCCCCGCAGCTCTTCCAAACTGTCTGACGTTACTCGTCCCGGCACCAACACCAACTACGAGAACAAAGACGTTTCTGACATGAGCATGAAGCGCGGCGGCAAAGTCAAGAAGATGGCTTCCGGCGGCATGACTTCTTCGGCTTCTAGACGTGCTGACGGTATTGCCCAGCGTGGCAAGACCAAAGGCAAGGTCTGCTAAATGATGGCCAGCCGTGGCATGGGGGACATTGCCCCCAGCAAAATGCCCAAGGGCAAGAAGATCACCCGCAAGGATGATCCGAACAAGGTTGACTTGTTTGCCAAGGGTGGTAAGGTCAAGTCTAAGGTCAACGCTGCGGGGAACTACACCAAGCCAGAACTGCGTAAGCGCATCTTCAACGCCGTAAAGGCCGAAGCCACCGCTGGCACAGGTGCTGGACAATGGAGCGCGAGAAAAGCACAAATGGTGGCACAGCGTTACAAAAAAGCTGGCGGCGGGTACCGTGACTAAATGGTCTGATAAGCGCAAGAAGGCAATCAATTGTGATGCCCCAAAAGGGTTCTCAGAGAAAGCTCATTGCGCTGGAAAGAAGAAGATGGCAACAGGCGGCTTGGCTAAACCGCAACAGTCTCTCAAAGACTGGGGCAAACAAGACTGGGGAACCAAAAGTGGTAAAAAATCTTCTGAAACAGGTGAGCGATATCTTCCAAAAGCTGCGATTAAAAGTCTCAGCCCTGCTGAGTACGCTGCGACGACCAAAGCCAAGCGAGCAGGAAAAGCCGCCGGAAAACAGTTCGTAGCACAGCCCAAACGTATTGCAAAGA